GCAGGCTCGCGCGGTGCTACCCGAGGGCATGACCGTATCGCGAATGTACATGGCGGGCTCAGTTCGCTCGTGGATTCACTACTGCCAGCTTCGAATGAGTAACGGCACTCAGCGCGAGCACCGCGACGTCGCGACTTCTGCCTGGTATGAGCTCACGAACATATTTCCATCACTCAGGGACTCCCTGCTCGACTAGATCTACATAAATATTTTCTTTCATAGTACAGGAAATTCTCTATGACTCTCACCGTAGTTAAGCGAGACGGCCGCAGAGAGCCGCTCGACCTCGATAAATTTCATAGAGTTACGATGTGGGCGTGCGAGGGTTTAACTACGGTGTCGGCTTCTGAGATCGAGATGAGGTCTCACATCCAGTTCTACAACGGGATGAAGACGTCAGAGATACAGGAGACTCTCATCAAGGCGGCGGCAGACCTGATCTCCGAAGACGCTCCCGGTTACCAGTACGTCGCCGGTCGACTCATCAACTACCACCTGCGCAAGGAGGTGTACGGAGAGCACGAGCCGAAGCCGCTGTGGGAGCACTACCAGGACGTCCTCCAGGCCGGCTACTACTCGTCAGACTACGTCACCGGCGACAACCCGTACGACATCAAGGACTTCGTCGAGCTCGGCTCATACGTCGAGCACGATCGAGACTTCGACATAGCGTATGCGGGAATGGAGCAGTTTAGAGGCAAGTACCTCGTGAAGAATCGAGTGACCGGCAAGCTCTACGAGACCCCGCAGGTCGCCATGATGCTCATCTCTATGATACTATTCAAGAACTATCAAAAAAATAGACTGCAGTGGGTGAAGGAGTTCTACGATGCCCTCTCTACTTTCCAGATATCACTACCTACTCCAATTATGGCAGGACTACGAACACCGCAGAAGCAGTTTAGCTCTTGCGTTCTCGTCGAGACTGACGACTCTCTCGACTCAATCACTGCCACCGCTTCTGCGATCACTAAGTACGTTTCTCAGAAAGCTGGTATTGGAATCGGTGCCGGTCGCATTCGCGCTCTTGGCTCTCCTGTTCGCAACGGGGATACTTCTCATACTGGTGTCGTTCCCTTCTACAGGCTATTTCAGTCGGCAGTGCGATCCTGCTCTCAAGGAAGTGTCAGAAACGGCGCAGCGACTCTCTACTATCCTCTATGGCATCTGGAGGTAGAGGACCTTCTCGTCCTCAAGAACAACAAGGGAACTGAGGACAACCGCATTCGTCACATGGACTACTGCGTTCAGTTTAACAAGGTCATGTACGAGCGGCTCCTCTCCGGCGGGAATATCACGCTCTTCTCACCGAACGACGTCCCCGAGATGTACGACGCGTTCTTCACGGACGTAGACAAGTTCCGTGAGCTGTACGAGAGAGCCGAGAAGAACTCTAAGCTCCGCAAGAAGGTGGTCTCGGCGATCGAGCTCTTCTCCTCGTTCATGCAGGAGCGCAAGGACACCGGACGCATCTATCTAATGAATGTAGACCACGCGAACGACCACGGGGCGTTCTTAAAGGAGGCGGCTCCCATCCGCCAGTCAAACCTCTGCTGCGAGATCGACCTACCTACTAAGCCAATAAATAACGTACTCGACGGTACAGGCGAGATATCTCTCTGCACCCTTGCAGCAATAAACTGGGGAAAGATCAAGGATGTATCTGATTTTGAGCGGCCTTGCGCTCTGGTGGTTCGGGCACTCGACGCTCTCCTGGATTACCAAGATTATCCAGTGGCCGCTGCCAGAACATCGACCATGGCTCGTCGCCCTCTGGGTGTTGGCATCATTAACCTGGCTTATTGGCTTGCTCGCAATGACCTACGGTACTCTGACATCGATTCCAGAGGCCTGGCTCTGCTGCATGAATATCTCGAAGGTTGGTCCTATTATCTTATTAAGGCATCAGTAGATCTCGCGATCGAGCGCGGGTCTTGCGAGAAGACTACCGAGACCAAGTACTGGACTGGTAAGTTTCCTATAGACACATACAAGAAAGACGTGGACGAGCTCGTGAAGCCGGTATATAAGATGGACTGGGAGGGTCTCAGGAAGGTCGTCACTAAGTCTGGCATCCGCAACTCAACGCTCATGGCGATCATGCCGGCAGAGACGTCGGCCCAGGTGTCGAACTCGACGAACGGCATCGAGCCTCCTCGATCTCTCGTCTCCGTTAAGCAGAGCAAGGACGGCGTCATGAAGCAGGTCGTCCCCGAGATCAGGAAGCTCAAGAACAAGTACGACCTGCTCTGGAACCAGAAGTCGCCTGAGGGATATCTCAAGATCTGCGCCGTGATTCAGAAGTTTGTCGACCAGGGCATCTCGGTAAACACATCGTACAACCCCCATCACTACGAGGGCGAGCAGATCCCGATGTCGGAGCTGATCAAGCACGTCGTCATGTTCTACAAGTACGGCGGGAAGCAGCTCTACTACTTCAACACGGCTGACAATGCCGGCGAGGTGGCGTTACCAGAACTCGAGATGTCTACAACAGAGGATGCAGACTGCGACAGCTGCAAGATCTAATGAGTGTATTTGATACCAAGGCCAAGCGTGATCAGTCTAAGAGTAAGATCTTCTTCGACGATCCGGTGACGGTCGCGCGCTACGACCGCCACAAGTACGCGTGGCTCGACAAGCTCACGGAGAAGCAGCACGGCTTCTTCTGGCGCCCGCAGGAGGTGGACGTCGGCCGCGACGCCAAAGACTTCAAGGCGCTGAGCAAGCACGAGCAACACATCTTCACGTCAAACCTGAAGCGACAGATCCTCCTCGACTCGGTGCAGGGCCGCGCTCCCACCATGGCGTTCGGTCCTATCTGCTCGCTCCCCGAGCTCGAGCTCTGGCTCTCGGCTTGGACGTTCTCCGAGACCATCCACTCGAAGTCGTACTCGTACCTGATCCAGAACGTGTACTCCGACCCGTCGAAGGTGTTCGACGAGATGCTCGACATCAAGGAGATCGTGGACTGCGGGAAGGACATCAGCTCGTACTACGACAAGCTCATCGAGCTCAATAGCTTCTACCACGGTAAGAAACACCCTGACTCCGGCCTGTACGATCACAAGAAAGCGCTGTGGCTGGCTCTCATGTCCGTGAACATCCTGGAGGGCATTCGCTTCTACGTCTCGTTCGCCTGCTCGTGGGCGTTCGCCGAGGTCAAGAAGATGGAGGGCAACGCCAAGATCATCAAGTTCATATGCCGCGACGAGAACCTCCACCTCGCCGGCACTCAGCAGCTCCTCAAGGCGCTACCTCAAGACGACAAGGCCTTCGCCACAGCGGCGAAGGAGACCGAGAAGAAGTGTGTAGAGATGTTCGTGTCGGCCGTCGAGCAGGAGAAGGCTTGGGCGAAGTACCTGTTTAAGGACGGCTCGATGATTGGACTCAACGAGCAGCTCCTCGGTCAGTACATAGAGTGGGTGGCCAACAAACGCATGACGGCTATCGGCCTCGAGTCTCCGTACAAGGGTGGGTCAAACCCGCTCCCGTGGACGCAGAAGTGGATCTCAGGTGGAGAGGTTCAGGTCGCCCCGCAGGAGACCGAGATCACCTCGTACGTGGTAGGCGGCGTGAAGCAGGACGTCAGCAAGGACACCTTCAAGGGTCTCAGCCTGTAGTTGATATATAGGTCTATGACATGGACCTACGGCATTAAGACATTTGAGAGTGAGGACATAGGCGAGCACTACGGCTTCGTCTACGTCATAACCAACACGGCAAACGGCAGGAAGTACGTCGGCAAGAAGTGGTTCTGGTCCTCGCGCAAGAAGAAGATCAAGGGCAAGAAGCGCGCCAAGCGAGTCAAGCTCGAGTCCGACTGGCAGGACTACTACGGCTCGTCCGCCGAGCTACAGGCCGACGTCGAGAAGTACGGGAAGGATGCCTTCAGGCGAGAGATACTAGTGCTGTGCAGGACGAAGGGAGACGCCTCGTACCATGAGGCTCGACTGCAGTTCGAGATGCGAGTGCTGGAGTCGGACGAGTACTACAACTCGTGGATCATCTGTAAAGTGAGGAAGAATCATATCTCGCGATAAAGTTGGCCTTACCCCGCCACCACCCGTCAGGCACGGATTCGTCCGCTTTCACCCACCTGTTGTGAACGCCGTTTGTTATCCTCAGCTTTCCGGCATGGTTGGGCGGCGGGGTCATCTTGTAGATCGCTCGGCCCTTCTTCCAGCCCATCATCTCGAACATCATGACCTCGCGCGGCTTGATGAACTTGCTCATGAGCCCGTTGTTGTACCATACGGAGCCGGAGTGTCCGTGCTTCCTGTTGACTCGCTTTTTCTTCTTCTTGAATGCGCTCTTTCCAATCCCTGAGTACTTGGCGCACCACGCGCAGCGCAGCGAAATATTGTCTAAATTATAGTTTTCTTTATTGCCGTCCTTGTGGTATAATACTAAATAGTCAGGCACTGCCTGTAACTGCATGAGCTGCTTGAGCCAGATTCCGGCCCCGCATATCTCACAGCGACAGCTCCTCTCATGGGCGAGCCACCACTTAGCCTGTTGATTTCTATCCATGCAACTATTTATTGGAGATTAAAGAATGCCCTGGCCTAACAAGAATCGCCCTAGGAAGGGTCGTCGAAAGATCGGATCTCGCAAGCGCAGGATGCGCAACTCTCGTCGCAAGTAACTGAATCGCGGGTATGGTATATGGGTGGTGCCCTAGCCTTCCAAGCTAGAGAGGACCGGTTCGAATCCGGCTACCCGCTCCACTATCGTTATGAATAGAAAGCTAGATTTAACAGAAGTCCGTGACTTCATCTCTCGGACCTCGGAGACCACTAGGATATACCTAGGCTCCGATTCCGAGCGGTACATCATGAACGAGATGTGGTACGCCGACTACACTCTCGCCGCGGTCATACACTACGACGGGTGCCGCGGATGCAAGATCTTCGGCGAGGTGCAGACAGAGCGCGACTACGACCAGCGCAAAGACCGCCCTCGCTTCAGGCTCATGAACGAGGTACACAAGGTCGCCGGCCTCTACCTCGAGCTGGCAGAGGCCATAGGTGACCGTCACTTCGAGATCCACCTCGACATCAACTCGGACGAGAAGCAGGGATCTAACTGCGTGATGCAGGAAGCGATCGGCTACATCCGCGCCATGTGCAACGTCGTGCCGATGGTCAAGCCTCGAGCGTTCGCAGCTACATACGCCGCGGATCGGTACAAAGATCTAGTAAAAGCATCCGGATAAATATGCAATAACTCTAGCAAAAAGCGGAGAGATGAAAGTAAAACTAAGCTCGGTATATGGGTCTCACGAGAAGTACGACATAGAGATCACTAGGCTTACTCTAGATACTGAGAACCTTGACGAGAGAGAAGCTCTAGAAAATGGCTGGCTCATAAACGACGGAAGATGGTACCTGAGTAGATCTACCAGAATTGACATGTCGCTCATGCGCTCCAAGCTCCCCAGAATCGACGGCGTCGAGTTCGCGGTCGAGCAGTTCGACAAGGTCGTGTTCGATGAGATATACGGGCAGTACCTCTCGAAGAAGAACTTTAGTAAGAGGTACGACTACACAAAAGACTTCAGCAGGTCCACGTGGCTGGTCGCCAAGGACTGCGGAGTGCCAGTGGCATTCACGAAGATGGTAAGGTACGACGGCGGAATAGAGAGCGCGTTCACGGCCTGGAACTATCACAAGCCGAAGATGTCGCTCGGCAACAACATCATATACCACGAGGTCGAGCAGGCCAGGGCTGCCGGACTGCAGTATCTCTATATAGGATCGGGGTATGGAGAGAGCAATAAATATAAAAGTCTAATAGACGGCTTCGAGTGGTGGACTGGATCGGAGTGGTCGACAGACAGAAAGCTCTACCTAGAACTGTGCGAGAGAGATTCAAACGTGAATTCACTACATGATCTAGCGATGATAATGAATGCCTAAGGTGAGACATACGACGATGCCGAGAGTGCACTCGGCCCGCGTCAAGAGGATGTTAAACGACCGGCGATTTAAGAATCGCATCTCCAAGATCGATACCATTCGCGTTGACAGGAGCTACGATATTCCCTACGTAGCTGGTTACTCAGAGGACGGTCGCACTGTGTTTATAGACCGTCACCTGAAGCCGATGATGGGAAAGGTCGACGTCACTCGCTTCATCGTCGCTCATGAGGTAACCGAGAAGGCCATACTTGACCTGTTTAATCTGGACTACCAGCAGGCTCACCACATAGCTCTGTATATCGAGCACGAGTACGTCACGAAGCACGGAGTCGACTGGCGTAAGTACTCTAAGTTTCTCGATCCGCAGATGAAGAGCATCGGCGACGAGAAAGTACAGAAGATACCGAAGACCCTCGACATCGAGCCGTATCAAGACGAGAAAGACTTTCAACTAATCAAGAGGATGAAGCTGCATGCACGTTGAGATATATACTAGAGACAACTGTGTCTACTGCGCTATGGCTAAAGGTCTCCTGCAGACCAAGAATATAGGATACGTCGAACAGAAGCTCGACGTAGACTTTACCAGAGACGGGCTCGTCGAGAAGTATGCGTCGGCTAAGACCTATCCAGTTATCGTAGTAGACGGGTTCTATATCGGCGGATATACGCAGTTAAAGACGCTGCTTGAACAGCGAGAGAACGATCAGAGAAAACTATTGACGGAGGTATAACATGGCAATGTACACACGCGATACACTACTGAACGACCTAAGGAATAACATCCTTGAGGTACACTTTACCAAGGTAAACGGGCAGGCGCGAGTCATGCGCTGTACCCTAGCAACTCGTTATCTTCCCGAGTCGTATGTCCAGAGTCTGGAAGAGCAGGAGACGGAGAAGAAGTTTCACGAGGAGAACAAGGAGACGATCGCCGTGTGGGACGTCCTGCAGAAAGGCTGGCGCTCTTTCAGGATCGACTCCGTGACGTACGCCCAGGCGCTCGACGTAGATTTCCGCTAAATACATCTTTCAACTACACATAAGGAACAACATGAGATGAGCGACTACTGGGGCTACCACCTTATGCTCGATTGCGCCGAGTGCGATCCTGCACAGATCACGAGCTACGATCGAATCTACGCGTTTACTAAAGAACTAGTTAAAGAGATCGACATGGTCGCATACGGCGAACCACAGATCGTGAACTTCGGCTCGGGTAACAAGGCCGGCTACACGCTGGTCCAGCTGATCGAGACCAGTAACATCTGCGCTCACTTCGTGAATGAGACCAACACGATGTACCTCGACGTCTTCTCGTGCAAGTCGTTCAACGGCGACGTCGTGAAGATGCTAGTCGGTAAGTACTTCGGTGCCAAGCGTGTTCGTCAAAACTTCATGACAAGACAGGCATAGCTCACATGAATAATTATGATCTGCTTGAGAAGAATGAGATATCGTCAAAAGCGAATGGTGGAACAGAGCTCATGCTCCGCTCCATCTATAACGGCACAATAGCTCGAGACCTACTCGAGAACTTTCAGATCATACCATCTCGAGTACGAGACCTGAAAGAAGACAAGATCAGAGTAATGAACGTACACGATCTTCCTGAAGATCCAGAGTCTTCTAAGTTCAAGGATCCTCAGTTTAGACTTAACTTTCACAAGTTCGTTTTCGTTTCAAACTGGCAGTACTCTCGGTATCAGTACGTGCTCGGAATGGATTACTCGGACAGGGATATCGTGATAGAGAATGGGATCGTTCCCATAGTTCCTGATTGGAAGAGCAAGTTAGAAGACGAGAAGATCCACCTCGTGTACTGCTCGACTCCGCATAGAGGTCTTGAGATTCTAGTCCCTGTGTTTCAGCGCCTGGCCGAGAAGCATCCAAACATACACCTACACGTATACTCTAGCTTTAAGATATATGGGTGGGACGACGCCGATAAGAACTTCGAGCCCCTGTACAACATAGTACGAGATCACCCGCAGATGACCTATCACGGCTTCGTCGATAACGAGACGGTGAAGGGTGAGCTGGCAAAATACCACATTCTCGCCTATCCATCGATATATCTCGAGACTGGTTGTCGAGTTCTAATGGAGTCTATGTCGGCCGGACTGTCGTGCGTTCACCCGAACTACGGCGCGCTCTTCGACACTTCCGGATCGCTCACTCACATGTACCATGGCGCGGCTGATAAGACCACACACGCCAATATATTTGCTACAAATTTAGACTACGTGATTGAGCAGTATAAGACAAATAGGCAGCAGATGCTGAATAGAGCCGAGGCTGTGTCTCACTACGCCAACCAGAGATTTGACCTATCCCTTATTCTCAAGAAGTGGGAGAATACCCTTCTTGAGCTCAATTCTAGGTATCCAGCCGAGTCTAGATCACCGGAGAGGTACCAGAAAAAGTTCGTATACAAGGTGATTTAGCTGTTTACAATTTGTCAAAACATAAATATAATAGAACCAGTAACCACTGAGTTTCTATGACGGCGCAGATCATATCGTTTCCAGTCAAGAATCCTAGGAATCCGCGAGTTCCACCGAGCGATGTTGGAGCTCAAGTCGCGGTAGATACGATGAAGTCTCAGCACATACATGAGACACTCCTAGCAATATCACCCATGCTGTTTGAGCGCCTGCACGCCGCGGGATTTGACTTCGCGGACTTTAAGTCTGAAGAAGAGCTCAAGTACGGGTCGTTCCTCATCGAGGCGATGCACTCACTTCTGAGCAAGTACTATGGTCTGTACCACCCGTTCCAGACGGTAGCGGAGCAGATCTTCGTGCGCGATAAAGAGGATGGAGACTTCTCGGTGACAGATGAGTTACACCTTAAGTTTGTAGACGCAGAGCAACCAAAAACCTAGACTGGACATCTATATCATGCTTATTCTAGACTTGAATCAGGTCATGATCTCGAACCTCATGGTTCAGATCGGCAACCACACGAACGCCGCTCTCGACGAGAACATGGTACGGCACATGATCCTCAACACTATCCGCTCGCTCAACGTCAAGTTTCGCGACGAGTACGGCGAGCTGGTCATCGCTGCCGACGGACCAAACTGCTGGCGAAAGTCGGTGTTCCCGTACTACAAGGCGAACCGCAAGAAGAGCCAAGAGAAGTCTGAGCTGAACTGGTCGAGCATCTTCGAGTGCATGAGCAAGATACGAGCCGAGCTAAAAGAGTTCTTCCCGTACCGCGTCATACATCTCGAGGGATGCGAGGCAGACGACGTCATCGCGACTCTCGTGTATGAGTTCTCCACCACCGACGACATCATGATCCTGTCCGGTGATAAAGACTTCAATCAGCTCCACCGTAACGGTGTGAAGCAGTACGATCCAACTCGAAAGAAAGTGATCACGTGTTCTGATCCTGACACGTACCTCGAAGAGCACGTGCTTCGCGGCGACAAGAGCGACGGCGTACCCAACGTCCTGTCTGACTCTGATACGTTCGTCCTCGGCAAGCGCCAGAAGACACTCACTCAGAAGAAGATCGATTCGCTGGTCGATCTATCAATTGTTGGAAAGTTCGATCATCCGCTCTTCAAAAACTACGTGCGCAACTCTGCCATGATCGACTTGCGCAATACGCCAGACGAGCTCAAGGCCGAGATCCTCGAGTCGTACTATGCTCAGGCCGAGAAGAACGGATCTAAGCTCATGAATTATTTTATCGCCAATAAGCTCAAGAACCTGATGGAGCACATGGGAGACTTTACATGAAGGTAGGAGTAGCGGAGACACTCGAGAAGATCTCCAAGATATCAAGGCGGGCCGACAGACTGGCCGCTCTGCAGAAGGAAAGAGGCAACACGACTCTCATGACTGTGTTGCAGGGAGCATTTGATTCA